TCCCCCGCCAAGATCTAAAAGAAGAGCGAAATAACGGGGCCTACACGAAAATAAAATTATTTTGGAATAAGCATACCGTTCGCGTCAAACGTGTACGGATTTTGTTCCCGAATTATTCTCTGCATCCCGTCATCGTTCTTGTGCTCTGCCCTGTGGCACTTCCAACAGAGACTCAACAGGTTAGCTGGGTTCATAGAGACAGACGGATCGTAGACGTTCGCCTCGGTCAGATGTATGATGTGATGTACCTCGGTCGCCGGTTGTCCACAGTTGCGACATAGATACTTGTCTCGCATTAAGACACCTTCACGAATATTCCGCCATTCTTTTGATTTATAAAATTTACCGATAATATCTCGGCGATGTTTATATTCCATAAAGAGATTATTCACACTAAAAATGGAGCAGCCTTATAAAAGACCACCCCACATTTTAGGAGTATACAGTGAGCCTACTGTATATCATATTCAGGGTAAAAGAAAAAGCGACTGGAATCTCCAACCGCTTTACATACTTTTACTTATATACAATTTACCATATATAGTATGACATGTCAATAAGTATACAAAATATTGTCAGATATTTTTAACGAACCCGCGCTTGTACCAGTCGAGATATATTCCTTCTCCGGTAAGGAAGTCCACACATTCACGCGCCCACTTACCCTTTACGAGTCCCACTGGCTTAAATGTCTTATATCCCCAGTCGATTATATAATCTCCCGAGTTGATATAATAATCATATCCACATGACTGCTGTTCGAGTTCGATAGTCCAAGGATCACAGTCCCGAGCGATTACCTGAAGAAGCTTGTCCTTTTGCCATAGCCCACACATGAGCGATACCTCGTAAGGGCTTCCGTGTTGTCTCTTCTTCCATCCGATCAGATCCGTAGGCTCATCCAGAAGGTCCCAATTTTTCTCGAAGTTCATCATGGCTATATTTCCGGTAAGATGTTCGGCAGCATATTCTATCCGCTCTGTATCGACTGGCCTACGAATAAAGATGTCATCAATCATCAGCAGAATTTTATCGTCATTTATTCGGGATAGAAAGTCTCTGAGTCCGCGAGTCCATTCCGAGAGACCGTGCTCGATTGCTATGGTCTTGTAAAAAGGGTTTATGATTCCATCCGTGTAATAAACGACTTCGGGATGGTTCGGCCAATATTTTTCTATACAGTGCCTGAAGGGATAAAATAAATCTCCATTAAGAGAACAACTCAAAACTGTTATTGTCATTCTTGCCACTCTCCATATCCGCGAGCCATTATCAGCAACGCTCTTTCCCGTCTCATCGTTACAACGTCTCCAGGAATAAGATTCCGTCCGAGCTCAAGATCTCCGTAGCCTTCAATGATTTTGACTTTTACCAAATCTCCGCGTTTTTGATACGATCTTGTCGGTTCGGTATCTCCCAGATGTTCCCGCCACATTTTTATGATTTCATTATTCGCACAAGGGACAGGAACAAACTTCGGCCGCTTCTTGTATATCTTCTGGACATCGATATTTTTCATGTCGAAGGGTAAACAGTAGCCGTTTTTGCCTTCCTCAAAGCCGATCTCCGGTAAGACAGACAGCGGAGTCGTCAGAATCGGTATACCCAGTTCGAGTGATTCTCGGAGAGTGTAGCAAAAAGACTCAATGTCAGAAAGCTGGACAACATAATCGACCTTCGGGAAGTAGGATCTCACATCAAGAGTCGTGGGACATTGTACCACACCGGGAATGACCTTCTTTAAGGGTTTATCCGAAAAGACAAGCCACACGAAGGGAATGTCTGCGTTTCTGAATTGCTCCGCAAGCTGGTACATTCGATCTTCGCCCTTTTCCCATGTAAGGCGACAAGCTGACAGGAGAAGCAACGCTTTCCTCGGTTTTTCGGGCTCCGTCAGATTTGGGATTACCTCATAGGTAATATTCTGATCCGAAAAAGAGTCGCCTGCTGCCTGTGATACAAAAATCAACTCGTCATAATTCTTCTTTATTTCCCAATGCCAGGGACCGCTCTGCGCAAGCTGACAAGTATGGCTCATTTGAATACGCTTCTTGTATTTCACGTTTGAAGGAAGTTCATCCGTTAAGCGAATATTGATAGCCACATTACATGAAATCAGAAGGCCACTGTTGCGGATCACTCGAACATATTCCGAAAGCCTTAAGATCTGTTTTGCGTCCATGTGCTCGGTATAAAGAACGATTATGTCGTAATATTCGCACATTTCTTTACAAAATTCGTAGATAAAAGTCTCGATTCCGCCGATTGAGTTCGTGTTCCCACAGTACATGACTATTTGAGTGATGATGTCAGGTTTTCGGAACTCTCCGTTTTTTGCTCGGTCAGTCAGTGAGCCTTTTCTTCCGGAGCGGTATATGTAAATCGGCTTCTCAACATAGGTCTTTTTCTTCGGCTCCGGTAAGTGATTCAGAAAATCATCGTCTTCGGCGACTGGCATATTCTCGTTGAATGTCAGACCTTCGATATATGTTTTTTTAAATACTCGGTTCCAGACACAACGATTGTAAGGGTTAAATTCGTCAGACTCGGAGCGTATGATCTTACCGATCGGACCGCTTAAGTGTCTCCAGGAGAGATACACGGTATCGGGTTCAGATTCGATCACTCTGAAAATCTGCGGAATATAGTCATCCGTAACAAGGTCGTCTGAATCAATAAAGACGATATATTCTCCCGTAGCATTATCAAGTCCCACGTTTCGGGCCGAAGATACTCCGCCGTTGTCTTTGCGGATAACCTTGATTTTCGGATATGGAGCCAGAAACGGAAAATCTGATCCGTCATCAACGACAATAACCTCGACTTCATCCGTAAGCTGCGGAGCCAAACATTTGAGGAGTTCGTCTGTATATGGCTCGGTATTATAACAGGGAATTATGATAGATAGTTTCATTTTGTTTCCTCTCTGTGCATCCATAGCCATGACATATGCCAACCTAACCAATGAAATGCCACTCTAAAATTCTTATTCATATAAATTAAGTCATTCTTCGTAAGGGATATAGTCGGCACTATAAAAAAGTACTCCCAATTCGTTATATATTGAAATCTGTAAAATTTCATTCTGTCTCTCCAATCTTACAGAGCATACTGACCGCATTCTCCCGTAAGCGGAAAACGTGTCTGTCTGTTACTTTCAGCTCGTCTGATACTCTCGCAATAGTCCAGCAATCGACATAATATCGAAGTATTACCTGTCTTTCCTTCGGCGGAAGAATGAGAGCCTTGTTCGTGATCGCTACTCGCGCCGAGTATAATTTGACAACTATCTGCCGGAGTTCCCCTTCGATCTCGTCAAGTTGTGCGAATGTATTGAGCGTTGAATCTTCTGGAGAAGTCTGTACTTTTTCTTTGTCGTAGGTTATTCCGGAAGGCAAAAGAGAATATCGAAGGTCTTCTATCTGCTCGCGAAGTCGCTTTTCTTTCTTCCTCAAGCTCCGAACCGTTCCTAAAAATACATACATTTCCTTTGTTTTCATTTTATCCCCCTATTCTGACCGCTCTTATAGGAGCACCCATTGAGTCAGATACCTTCAACGCGCCACAGAAGATTGAAGCCCAGTTCAGAAAAATCTTAAAATGATAGTTTTCAGCTTCTTCGGATAAGATAGGCGGAAGAAATGTCAGCTCAATGAGTAAGCCTGCTGCCGTTTCGCCGATGTACCGGGACGACAGGAGCCGTTTACTGTTGCCACCAATGAAAATGGAGTTGGGAAGTTTTACCTCGTCTCCGTATGATAGTGTGCTGCGTTGCCAATTAACCATGATTATTTACCTCTCTATCGTTTAATTTATGCCACATAGACCAATCAACCCGAGTTAAGCAATTCGGACAACGGTCAAGGTCAAGTTCTCCGCCGTATTCGTCAAACGAGTACCCACAAACAGGACAGTAACCGTCATCCATTAGGCCACGAATGTCTAAAGGTTTAGGCTTGTCGAACAATGATGTCTGCTCGTTCATGTCGTTTTACCTCTTCACAAATAAGCTCTCGGTCAGTTGCTCCGTGATCGACTACTTGAAAAAACGAGTGACAATGCCGGCAGAAGTAGTCGTGCGTAATACGACTATGTGATAGTGCTTCGGAACACTTCGGACAGATAGAAACGTTAAGCTGGATCGGGTAGGTCATTCCTTATCCTCACTTTCTGCCATAATCTCGTTTAAGTCATACAGACTATTTACTTGTACGGCTAACTGAAAATCATCTTCCCTCATTAGTGCCATTCTTAACCACTTCTCACGCTTTCGGTCTGTCAGATAACCCAACACTAACGCTTGATTATTTTCTTCAAGAACAATGCAAGGTCTTTTTCTATCGGGGAAATGTCTTATAGCAAGTATCATTCCTTATCCTCACTTTCTGCCTTGTACTTGTTGATAATCTTTTTCGCAATCATCAAGCCATTAGCGGTATTTGATGATGAGAAATGTTCGTAATGAGATATTTTCTCGTCTATCTCGGCTCTTATCTTGTCAAGTACATCTGTCTTTGGCTTTGGTGTGATGGGTGGTAACTCCCTTAATAACTGCACCGCATCCGACACTTTGATATAAATATCTTCTTCATCGGATTTCACATTTCCTGCAAACATCATTATTTCCGTCATAGCTTCGGCTCTGTCTATCGCATCCTCACAAGGCTCTTGTTTCAAGACTTTAAGCGCCACTTTGCAAGCCTTTTCCATTTCGTAGTAGTCGGGTGTTTCTGCATCATAATCAATGTATTGAGTTAACAGTTTAATTGCTTCTTCTCTTATCATTCCGTCTCCTCTCTGTAACATTCCGGTAAGGACATCCAGGCATTTACAAAAACTCCATAGCTCACAAGTGTCCTGTCTTCGTCTCCCTCGTAGAACGCTCCGTTCCCGTCTTTGTCTACCTCGTAACGACCTACGGCGGGAATCGTGAAGTTCTCGAAGGATAAAAGAATGTATTTACTACATCCGTACTTGTCTACTTCTGGAAGTCTTTCCGTTACCGGAACCCATTTATTCTCTCGGATCATAAGGCTCTCCTTCCGTGTCTACTTTCTCGGCAAGATCCATGAGACAATCCTCACAAACCCACTCATGCCCCTCGATCTGAAACATCTCTTCCGCTTCACATCCGCAGGAAGAACATTTCGTCTCGTCCATGTCATCGCAAATCTTGCTCAGGAACTCTTTTTTGTAACATTCCCAACAGAGCTCGTCCTCTCCGTGAACATATAATTCTTCCGTATCGGCTCCGCATCCGTCACAATACCACATGATATATGGCCCCCTTCCGCAGTGTATGCAACCTTGTGGACAGCCTACGCAGTCATCTCCGTATTCTTTTCCCATTCCTTTTTCTCCTCTACTGTTTCTATAGTGCCGTTTTTTCCCCAGTACCAAAGTCCGCCGTCATTATCCGGCCAACACTCGATCCCGAGTTCTTTAAGTTCCTGTAAGGTCATCCCCGTTTAATCTCCTCTCCGAACAGACTTAACTGTTCTCCTGTATGAGTCTCTCTCCAGGTCTGATCGCAGTATTCGTTCACAGCTACGAGCATTCGGCGCGTGAACTGATATTCTTTGCTTACTGGACCATACTGTTTTTCAATTTTTTTGAGAAGTTCGTTCGCAAGCTCTGTAAATTCGCCGTATTCTTCGACCGTCTTAAAATCACGGCTGAAGAAAAACTTCCCGAGTTCCCAGCCCGCAACCATTAACTCTTTAAATTTATCCATTGTTATCTCCTCTCCGACCGTTCCGACCTATTTCCGACTAATTTCCGACTTTTAAAAAGTGTTTCAAAACCTTGTATTTACTGGACTTGAGCAAGGTATTTCCGACTTTTCCGACTAAATTTCATAGATACCCGTATAGAAAAACAATAAAAATGAAAAAATTTCAATTTCTTATATTTTTCTTATAGGTCTCTATGTTTCCGAGTCGGAAGTCGGAAATGTCGGAATAGATATTAAGTGAATGGAATATCGCTTGCCATATCCTCTGAAACCTCGATAAACTCGCTATTTTCGTTGAATATCAATACCACGCAGCGGATCCATTTTCCATTAACACAAACCTTCTTTTTGAGGTTTTTGCCTTCGCCTTTAACGATAAGTTTGTTTCTGTCCGCCCAACTTAAAAACGATTTATTCTGAAAACCACCTTCAGACATGATCTTATCGAAAGCACTCGGAATGATCGCGACTTCGTTATCAGATACCATAGCCCCCCAACATCCGGAACGGTAATCTCCGTTCTCGTCTGGTGCAAATTTCTGCATATCAATAACAATCCTGTCTCTGATATACTCGTAGGCTCGTCTGTTTTCGCTTATCTCGTCTTTGTTCTTCAGGAAGTCAAGGCACTTGTTCACATCAAGCCGAACCCCGTCTTTGAATAGGTATTCTTCGCTGATCTCGTCCGCAAGCATTATCAAAGCAAGCGGAATTATTTGCTTGTCTTCCTTCTCGGCCTTCATTTCGGCAGCAGTCTTTTTGAGTCTGTCTGTCCACTCTTCGAGTTTTTTGTTTATCTCAGGGAAACCGAGATTGAGAATGACTTTGACGAAATCTTTTCCGCAAAAGCCGTAATTTGCTCGAAGTTTCTTAGAAGTTTTGTTTCCGTCCTTAAACATTGTCTCGGTAAGCTCGATATCAATTACCCTGTTGGAAGCTCCGCCCTGCATCAGATCGGTTACGAGAGACCGTTCTCCGTTCGTGAGCGTACAATTCGACCATCTCGTTAATGGATTGAGCCCGAGTTGCTGATTCGACCTGTCTCGGCCTTTGCCTGCGCACATTCTATAAATGAACTGAGAGAAGTCTTCGTCTTGTGTCCTGATCTGAGCCATATCGTCAATACAAAGCGGAAGACTGTTCAGCGCATCAAGTCTGATTTCCATAGCCGTTGTGGTTGCTTTTGCATCTGACATATAAGCACCCTCTGACGGATCAGCCCAGACGGAAGTTGACAACATGAGTGCGACTGTCTTTCCGAGTCCGGTACCGCCCCACAAACTGACGATAAAAGGTAGTGCTCCACAAGGTTCGACAAGTACAGAAGCAAGGGAAGCGAGCATATACAGGTTGACTTCGGTTCTTCCGGTAGCGCGGATCTCTTTTGCGAGCCCGTACCATTTATCCCTGCTGCCCTGTTCGTGAATACTTCTGAAGAGAGACATCAGCTTCGGATCATTGTCGAAGACAATCTCGGAATCGGTGTAAGGCATAAACTCTTTTCCAATCCATCCGAGCTTACTTGTCGAAACATGGTCCGTGATAATGTCCTTGTTTATCGACTCCATATCGTTAAGATACTTAACCAGATACCGAGCGTTTTCGGATGTTACCTGGACACCATATTGAGCAAGCCCGACTATCTTTGAAGAACTGGCTATCATTTCACGCGGGACATTTACTGAAGTCCACACTCCGCGAATATTAAATATCAGCATTTCCTTACAAAGACCGCTCTCGGCATTTTTGAGGATTCCAGTAGGGAAGATAAGATGAGGACACGCGTATTCTTTGCCTTTTTCGGACATGGTATAGATCCCGTTCTCGTCCATTTGCCAGCATCCACTCTCAAACGTGAGCCCCTTTTCTGGAATCTCGATTGAGTAGCTTGCTTCAGATATGATCTGATGTTCCTTCTGAAACCTCTTATAATTTCTTTGATATACGTTGTATAGCTTCCGAAATCTCACAGCGACTTTTAACCTTGTCGCTCGGTTTTCAAGTTCGAAATACTTCCTCATCCTGGTGGCTTCGTCTTCAATGTTGAACAACTCGGCAAACACTTCATCCAGAAGGATAGACTCTTCGTCTAAGTCTTTCACATTTTCTAAGTACATCTATCGTGTTTATCTCCTTTCCTTCAATGTATTTGCGTTCATAACAGTAGTTCAGCCAATCCCGAGCGTTTATCAGTTCGCACCAATCGTCCGAGAATACCTCAAAGAGATCGTCTGCGTGTTCGCAAAGCTCCATAGTAAAGCGTAACTTCCTATAAAAAGCCTTGTCTGCGAGTTCTTTGTTCTGCCGTTCTTCCTTTTCGCGTTTCCATTTATTTCGCATAAGCTCTGCGGAATAATCTGCGGAATGTTCCTCATAAGCTCCGCCGAGTGCCTTAAAGGATGTTTTGAAGTCGCATCCGTTCATTTTTCCGTAGAAGTCGAATATGTCGCCGTGATACTGGCAAGTATAACAATGTACCGCCTTCGGATAGACTTTCATGCTTGCGTGCTTGTCGTCTCCATGAAAAGGACAATGACAGAATCCTTTTTTGATTTCGATTCCGAACCGTTCCAGAAGGTCGGGCATTGAGATTTCGTCTTTAATCTGTTCCGCCGTTTTCGAGGATATTCTTGATGACATAGCCCGTTTCCCCCTTTCCACAGAATATAAACTCTGTATCATATTTCCGTTCTATGGTCTTGAGAATCCGGTAAAGGGTATCTCCTGTCGTGGCCTTCGTCTCGACTGTCTTCCATTCGCCGTTTTCCTTGACTCGTTTGTGCCGTCTCGGGTTATCCCAAAAGATTACATCCTCAAGGCTCTCGATTCCTTCTCCGTGTTCACATAGGAATATGATTCTGATTCCGTTATCGTTTGCCCGCTGAAGCTCCCGTCTAAATCGGTCGTGATCCTGGCAGACATTCGAACATAATTCTGTAAGATTCTGCTTCCGATCTACCACAAGGCGAGCGTTGTCAAGGCTCATATAATCCCCGACTGGGAGCTTGCTTATCAAGTAGCTGACTCCCAATCGGTCAAGCTGCGCACATATCCGCTTCAATTCGCTCTTATGTTCTCGACTATCAATTATCAGATTCATAAGAGCACCGCCTTACTTAAATGGGAGCTCGTCTCCCGCATCGTCCGGGATAGCCATAAAGCCGTCATCCTTACTGGAAGACTCTTCGCTCTGTGATCTCTTGCTCTCTGCGAACTCGATCTCGTCAACGACTATCTGAGTGTTGTAGTGCTTAACTCCGTCTTTTTCATAATTGTTGTTCTGGATCTGACCGCCGAGAAGGATCTTCGTTCCCTTCTTGAGATACTTTTCCACGAACTCAGCCTGTTTACCGAAAGTCACGCAAGTGAAAAAATCAGCTTCGGGCTGTCCTTCGCTCTTAAATCTGCGGTCTACAGCGATAGAAAAGCTCCCTATCGTCTTACCGCCGTTCGTGTACCTGACTTCGGGATCTTTTGTGAGTCGTCCCATGAGAATAACTTTATTCATTCTTCGCACCTACCTTTTCAATGATTTTGTCTATATTCTTAACAGCGTTTTCGAGCTGCTTAAGATTCATGTCGTCAATAGCCTTGACGTTGTAGAGTTTTGCAACAGCTTCTCCGGTCAGCTTCTTTTCCATTATGAGTTTCAGCAATTCTGATTTCATTTTGCCGTATGCTTCAGGATCTGCTTTCGGCTCTGGCCGTGTCAGACTTTGAGCATCGTCATCCTCGGTCGCAAGTCCGAAAGCCATAAGAAGTGAGTATCTGCGAGCGTATGTGATCGCGCTTCCCTGTTCTTGCGCAGCATTACTCTTTCCGGAAAGTGCAGCATTCACAATTCGGCAACCCCTTCTCGCGGGGAGTTCCTTACCGTCCACGATCGGAACTGTCAGAATGTAATCCGTTCCGCTCTCGTCTGTCTCAACGTACTGATAGTATGAGATTTTGTTTGCTTCCAGATATTCGTTGATTTGTGAGAGCTCGGTATATTTGTAGCCGTAGCCCTGTTTAGTTTTTGGTAAATTTGTACTTGCCATAAGATTCTCCTATCTAATCTGAATATTATTCTCTTCCTTGATATAGCAGCCGTTCACGGTCTGTCCGTCCTTGATAGCCTGTTTAATTTCCGACTTCATGGGCTCAACAGTAACCTTACGGAACTCGCTCGGAAGGTTCTCGAGCTTAAAGGAATCGTCAAACTGTACGCTCTCGGATTTCCTGTAGGAGATTGAAACGCGACCGTCTTTGAACTTGTCTCCATTAAGAGCGAATGTGAGCCACTTCTTAAGACTCTCGATCTTGTGCTCGTTCACATCCTGTCTTCTGGATAGGTTCTGCTTCTCTGCTTTGATTGCTTCGTTCTCGGCTTTGATGTCCTTAATCCAGCAAGCGACATTTGAAATCTTCCTGTCGCGCTCCATGTTCAGGGCCGTGAGCTTATCCTCGTCAATGACTTCGCCTGTTTCCATGTCCAGACACTCAAGGATTGCTTCGTCTATCTCATAGATTGTCATTCTTCTTCCCCCTCTCTGTCCTCGCCAACGGATTCGAAGGGAAGTTCCGCGAACTCAAGCTCGATCTCAACGGAAACTTCCTTGTCTTCCTTATCCCAAAAGTGAGTCTTTGCAAGCTCCGCAAACTGAAACGCTTCCTCTTTGTTGTCGAATACGAAATGATGATATGAAACTGAAACTTTGTACTGTAACATGGTTTTCTCCTCTCTTATCTGCGTGATACACACCAGAACGCACCTTTTGAACGCTCTACGGTGTAAGTTATGGTTGACTTGTCTTCTGAATCAATGTCAGCACTCGACACCTTCAGCTTTAAAGGGCTGAATTTCATATCAGCCGCCGCCTGTTTGAGTGCTTCCTTACTGGATGTAGTCTTTTTATCGAAGATGTAATACACCTTCCGGTTACTTGCGTATGCTTTAATCATTTGCTTCTCCTTCCTTTAGATAGCTGAAAAAATGGTCCCCAATCTGCTCGTATGGCTCTCCGAAACTGTGATAACTCTTTGTTTTGAAGTACATCATTGTTTCCGGAAAGAGGTCTCTGTTTTCCCTTGCAATCTCAACAGCTCTGTAACAGTCGCTTGAAATTAAGCCGTAATAAGGCCACGCATTGTATGCACCTTCTGCGGAAACGACTTCCTCAACCGTCAGACCGAAGTAGTCAGCTCTGTTCAGTACCGTAGCCGCTACTGCCGTCTTCCCGAG